ATGGCGACGGTGAAGAAGCCGGCGGCGCGGTGGACGCTGGACCGGCAGGCGCGCTTCCTGGAAGCGCTGGCGGCCGGATGCAACGTGGCCAAGGCCTGCCGCACGGTGGGGGTGAGCGACACGAGCGTTTATCGCCTGCGGATGAAATCGCCCGCCTTTCGCGAGGCTTGGGCGATCGCGCTGCACGAAGGCTATGTCCGGCTGGAGATGATGATGCTGGAGCGCGCCATCGACGGCGTGGAGAAGCCCGTCTTTCACGGCGGCAAGGAAGTGGCGCGGGTGCGCGAGTTCGACGCGCGGCTGGCGGGGCAGCTGCTGGCGCAGCACCAGCGGGCGGCGGTGCCGCCCGTCGTGGCGGCGGCAGAGCCGGGGGATGCGATCCGCGCCCGGCTGGCGGCACGCTTCGAGGAGATGGCGGAGCGGATGACGGGGGACGATCCGTAACCGCCGAAGAGGGCGGCTGCACTCAGGTCTTCGGGGGATGAATGGGTGGGGAATCGATCGCGGAACGAATGGTTCGCGAGCAGAGCTGGCGCCCGCATATCGAGGCGCTGCGCGGGGCCGAGCTGGCGCGGATGGAGCATGACTGGAGCCTGTGGGCGCGGCCGGCGCAGCTGCCGCCGGAGGGTGACTGGGCGACGTGGCTGATCCTCGCGGGCCGCGGCTTCGGCAAGACGCGGGCTGGGGCGGAGTGGGTGCGCGCACAGGCGGAGGCGCATCCGAGCTTCCGCATCGCACTGGTCGGCGCGACCGCGGGTGAGGCGCGCAGCGTGATGGTGGAGGGGGCGAGCGGGCTGCTCTCGCTGGGGCCGCCGGCGATGCGGCCGCGCTGGGAGCCGAGTCTCGGCCGGCTGCGCTGGCCGAACGGCGCGGTGGCGGAGGTCTATTCGGCGGCCGAGCCGGACAGTTTGCGCGGGCCGCAGTTCAACGCGGCCTGGGCAGACGAGGTGGCCAAGTGGACGCAGCCGAACAAGGCGTGGACCAACTTGCAGCTGGGCCTGCGGATCGGCGCGCGTCCCCGGGCGGTGGCGACGACCACGCCGCGGCCGACGCCGTTTCTGCGCGACCTGGCGGCGAAGGCGGCGGTGACGCGGGGGACGACATGGGACGCCCGCTCCACCCTGCCGCGCGCCTTCCTGGCGGAGATGCGCGCGCAATATGACGGCACGCCGGTCGGCCGGCAGGAGCTGGACGGCCTGCTGGTCGAGGTGGCGGAGGATGCGCTGTGGACGCCCGCTGCGCTGGCCCGCTGCCGGATCGCGGCGGCGCCCGATCTGGTGCGGGTGGTGATCGGCGTCGATCCGCCGGCGGGGGAGCAGGGCGATGCGTGCGGCATCGTCGCGGCCGGGCTGGGGGCGGACGGCAACGGTTATGTGCTGGAAGATGCGAGCGTCTCGGCGGGCAGCCCCGACCGGTGGGCGCGGGCGGTGGCCGATGCCGCAGGCCGCCACGCCGCTGATCGGGTGGTGGCGGAGGCGAACAATGGCGGCGCGATGGTGCGCGCGGTGCTGCATGCGGCGGACGACCGGCTGCCGGTGACTTTGGTCCATGCCGCGCGCGGCAAGGCGGCGCGGGCGGAGCCGGTGGCCACGCTCTATGCGCGGGGCCGGGTGCGCCATGTCGGGCGCATGGCGGAGCTGGAGGAGGAGCTGTCGGGCTTCTCCGCGACCGGCTGGACGGGCGAGGGATCGCCCGACCGCGCGGACGCGCTGGTGTGGGCGCTGAGCGCGCTGATGCTGGAGCGGAGCGCGGCACCGGGGATGCGGCTGTTGTGAGGGGGTGAGGCGGAGCGGCGGTGCGCTTCGTCTCCTGCGAGCCCGACCTGGCGCCGGGATGAACGTGAACTCGAAAGGATGGGCGATGAAGCTGTTCGGCAGGCGGCCGGCGGGCGAGGGCGTGCGCCCGGCGCTCAGCGGCGGCATGAGGATGGGGACGGTCGGCGGCGACACGCCGATCAGCTATGAGACGGAGCTGCGCGAGGCCTATCTGCGCAATCCGGTGGCGCAGCGCGCGGTGCGGATCGTGGCGGAGGGCGTCGCCTCGCTGACGCTGAAGGGCGAGGCGCGGCTGATCGCGCTGGTGCGGACGACGAGCGCGGGCCAATCGCTGTTGGAGGCGGTGGCGGCGCAGCTGGTGCTGCACGGCAACGCTTACGTCCAGGTCGCGGCAGGCGCGGACGGCATGCCGTGCGAGCTCTATGCGCTGCGGCCGGAGCGGGTGACGCCCGAGCTGGACGCGCGGGGCTGGCCGGTCGCCTATCGCTACCGCGCCGGCGAGACGGTGCAGCGTTTCGCGACGGCAGGGCCGGACGGGCAGCCGCAGGCGATCCATATCCGGACGCAGCATCCGCTGGACGATCATCTCGGCATCGGGTGCCTGGGCGCGGCGATGGGGGCGGTGACGCTGCACAATCCGGCGACGCGCTGGAACCGCGCGCTGCTGGACAATGCGGCGCGGCCCTCGGGCGCGCTGGTCTATGATCCCGGCGAGCGCGGTGCGGCGCTGACCCGCGAGCAATATGAGCGCCTGCAGGCGGAGATGGAGCGGACCTTCGCGGGGGCCGCCAATGCCGGGCGGCCGATGCTGCTGGAAGGCGGGCTGAAGTGGCAGGCGCTGAGCCTGTCGCCCGCCGACATGGACTTCGTCGGGTTGAAGGCGGCGGCGGCGCGCGAGATCGCGCTGGCGTTCGGCGTGCCGCCGATGCTGCTCGGCCTGCCGGGCGACGCCACCTACGCCAATTATGCCGAGGCGAACCGCGCTTTGTGGCGCCTGACCATCCTGCCGCTCGCGACCAAGATTCTCGACGGGCTGGTGCAGGCCCTGCGCGGCTGGTGGCCGGAGGCGGCGCTGGCGCCGGACCTCGACGCGGTGCCCGCGCTGGCGGCGGACCGCGAGCTGCTTTGGCGGCAGGTGGCGGCGGCGGACTTCCTGTCGCCGGACGAGAAGCGGGCGATGCTGGGGATCGAGGCGGCAGGCTGAACCGGGTCCGGGAGGAGGATGCGATGTCCACGACGGAGACGATGATGCTGGCGCGGCTGATCGCGCAAGCGGAGGCGGAGGGCGCGGCGCTGGTGACGCTGCGCGCGCTGGTGGAGGAGGCGAGCGCGACGGGCGCGGAGGCGGCGTGCCGGCGGCTGGGGCTGGACGATGCGCGGGCGCGCGGCGACCTCGGCGAACTTCGCGAGCTGCTGGGCGCGTGGCGCGATGCCAAGAGCTCGGCCTGGAAGGCGGCGGCGGCCTGGGTAACGCGGCTGCTGCTGGCGCTGATCCTGGTCGGCGTGGCGGTGAAGACCGGGCTGCTGGGGAAGCTGGCGTGACGCTGCGCTTCGCCGGCTATGCCGCCCTGTTCGATCGGCGCGACCGGGGCGGCGACGTAGTGCGCGCGGGCGCCTTCGCGCGGACGCTGAAGGAGCGGGGGCAGGTGCCGCTCCTCTGGCAGCACGATCCCAAGCGGCCGATCGGCACGATCGAGGCGATGCGCGAGGACGCGCGGGGCCTGCGCGTGATCGGCCGGTTGAGTGCGGGGGCGGGGCCGGCGGCGGCGCTGCTGCGCGAGCGGGCGCTGGACGGCCTGAGCTTCGGATACCGGGTGCGCGGCAAGATCGACGGCGCGACCCGGCAGCTGACCGACCTAGACCTGGTGGAGATCAGCCTAGTGACATTCCCGATGCAGCCGGACGCCCGGGTGCACGCGGTGGTGGAGGAGTAACTCATGGAGACGGCGGGCATGGATTACGAGACGAAGGCGGATACGGGCACGGACGTGCTGGAGGCGAGCTTCGACGCGGTGGCGGCGGAGGCGGCGATCGGCGCGCTGAAGGCGGAGCTGGGGACGCTGCGCCAACAGGTGGAGGCGCGCGTGCGGGCCGACGGGCGGCCGGCGCTGACCGGCGCCAAGAGCGAGGACGGGACGGCGCGCGCATTCGTCGAACGCTATCTGCGGCAGGGCGCGATGGCGGGCGTGGAGCTGAAGAGCTTCGTCGGCACGAGCGACGGGGCGGGCGGCTATGCCGTGCCGGAGGAGATCGACGCGCGGATCGACGCGGTGCTGAAGTCGATCAGCCCGATCCGGTCGCTGGCCAATGTGGTGAAGGTCGGTTCGGCCGGCTACCGCAAGCTGATCACGACGGGTGGTGTCGCCTCGGGCTGGGCGGCGGAGGACGGTGTGCGTCCGCTGGGCGAGACGCCGACCTTCGTCGAGGTGGCGCCGCCCATGGGTGATCTCTACGCCAATCCGGCGGCGAGCCAGGCGATGCTGGACGATGCCGCGTTCGACGTGGAGGACTGGCTGGCGCGCGAGATTGCGGCCGAGTTCGCTCGGGCGGAGGGGGCAGCCTTCGTCAACGGATCGGGGATCAACCGGCCGAAGGGCTTCCTGAACTATCCGATGTCGACCGCGAGCGATGCGACGCGGCCGTTCGGCACGGTGCAGGTGCTGCCAACGGGCGTGGCTGGCGCCTTCCCGGTAGGAGCCGCGGACAAGCTGATCGACCTGGTGCAGGCGCTGCGCGCGCCCTATCGCCAGGGCGCCAGCTTCGTGATGAATGCCGCGACCAGCGCCACCATCCGCAAGTTCAAGACCGCGGACGGCGCCTTCCTGTGGCAGCCGGGCCTCGCCGCCGGCCAGCCGGACAGCCTGCTCGGCTATCCGGTGGTGGAGAGCGAGGACATGCCGGACATCGAGGCGGGCTCGCTGAGCATCGCATTCGGCAACTTCGCCGTCGGTTATCTGATCGCCGAGCGGCGCGAGACGGGGATCCTGCGCGATCCTTACAGCAACAAGCCGTTCGTCCACTTCTACGCCACCAAGCGGATCGGCGGCGGTGTGGCGAACAGCGAGGCGATCAAGCTGATGCGCTTCTCCGCCGCCTGAGCCGTGACCGGGCCCCTCCCCGATCGGGGAGGGGCAGTTGCAAGCGGATACGGGGGACGGCGATGCTTCGAAGCATGAGCCCGCCGGCGATCACGCCGGCGGAGGCGAAGGCCTATGCGCGCGTCGATGGGGCCGACGAGGATGCGCTGTTCGCACGGCTGGTGGATGTCGCGACGGCATTGGCGGAGCGCTTCACCGGACAGGCGCTGGTGGCGCGCGAGGTGACGGAAACGCTGCGTGGTGCAGCCGGCTGGCAGCGGCTGGGGCAGACGCCGGTGATTGCGATCACCGGCGTGGCGGGGGCGGACGGGGTGACACTGCCGGTGGATGCCTATGCGGTGGACATCGACGCAGCGGGCGACGGGTGGGTGCGCGGGGCCGCCGGGCTGCGCGTGACCTATCGCGCCGGGCTGGCGGAGACAGCGGAGGAGGTGCCCGCGCCACTGCGGCAGGGTGTCGCACGGCTGGTGGCGCATTGCCACGCGCACCGTGACGCTGCCGACGAGGGCGCGCCTCCTGCAGCCGTGGCGGCGCTGTGGCGGCCGTGGCGGCGGATCGGCTTCGGCCATGAGGTGCGGCGGTGAGCGGCGGGCTGGCGGGGACGCTGCGCGAGCGGGTGACGGTGCTGCGGCAGGGGGCGGAGCGCGACGCGCTGGGGGGCGCGGCCGGTGACTGGGTGGAGGTGGCGCGCGTCTGGGCGGCGCCGCGGCCGGAGCGGAGTGTCGCCAGCAAGGACGGCGCGGTGCGGGGGGCGCTGCGCTGGACGGTGGCGCTGCGGCCGTGCCCGGTGGCGGTGGGCGACCGGCTGGCGCGCGGCGACGGGCTGCTGGCGGTGACGGCGGTGGAGCGCGATCCGGCGACGCCGGACCGCATTCTCGTCCACGCGGAGGAGGTGGCATGACGCTGGAGCAAGAGGCGGCGCGGATCGGTGCGGTGCGGGCGGGGGCGGTGGCGGCGCGGATCGCGGCTGCGGCCGAGGCCCAGGCCGGCGTGTCGGCGGACGTGACCGGCGCGGAGGTGCGGCTGTCCGCCCGAGGCCTTCACCGGCGGCGGATCGACGAGCCGCTGCTGCGCGTGCCGGGGGCTTTGGCATGAGCGCGGTGGCGGCGGTGCAGGCGGCGATGGTGGCGGCACTGCGCGGTGATGCGACGGTGGCGGCGACGGCGAGCGGCGTGTTCGACGGCCCGCCGGCGCGTGCAGCCTTCCCCTATGTCGCCATCGGCGAGACGCTGGCGCGCGACTGGAGCGCCAAGGGGATGACCGGGCGCGAGCTGAACCTGGCGGTGATCGCGTGGGACGAGGGCGGGCGGGCGGCACGGCTGCATGCGCTGGCGGCAGCGGCGGAAGCCGCGATCGAGGGCATGGCGCGCGAGCTGGATGGCTGGCGGATCGTGAGCCTCGTCTTCGTCCGATCGCGCGTGGTGCGCGACCCGCGGGGACCGTGGGCGGCGATCATCGAATTCCGGGCGCGGGCGGTGGCGGGCTGAGCCCTCGCGCGGACCACAATCATGGAGGGACGGGACATGGCGATCGAGAAGGGTTCGGCCTTTCTGCTGAAGGTGGGGGATGGCGGCACGGTGCCCGTCTTCTCGACCGTGGCGGGGATGCGGACAACGCAGCTGTCGATCAACGGCGAAGCGGTGGTTGTCACCAACAAGGGTTCGGGCGGATGGCGCGAGCTGCTGTCGGGCGCGGGCGTGCGATCCGTGTCGGTGAGCGCGGCGGGCGTGTTCACGGGCTCCGCCGCCGAGGCGCGGGTGAAGGCCAATGCGCTGGCGGGCACGATCGACGATTATCGCCTGAGCTTCGAAAGCGGTGAGACGATGACAGGCCGGTTCCTCGTCACGCGGCTGGATTATGCCGGCGATTTCAATGGTGAGCGCAGCTACACGCTGGCGCTGGAAAGCTCCGGCGCGGTGGCCAATGGCTAACGCCGCACGCGGGGAGGCGAGCTTTCGCGCGGGCGGGCTGGAGCTGACGCTGCGGCCGAGCTTCGCCGCGCTGGTGGCGGCGGAGGCGGAGCTGGGGCCGCTGTTCGCGCTGGTGGAGCGGGCAGCGGCGGGGCAGCTGGCGCTCGGCGACGTGGTCGCGCTGTTCTGGTTCTGCCTGGTCGATCCGCCCGAGGGCTGGGACCGCGCACGGCTGGGCGAGGCGCTGCTGGCAGAGGGGCTGGCGGCGGCGACGCCGGTGCTGGCGGCGCTGATCCGCCAGATCCTGAAAGGGCGGTGACGTTCGCCGAAGGAGCCCGCCGGCTGAGCGGGCTGGCGGGGGCGCTGCTGGGCTGGTCGCCCGACGCCTTCTGGCAGGCAACGCCGGAGGAAGTGGCGGCGGTGCTGGAGGCGCTGGCCGGCGATGCGCCCGAGCGTGCGGACGGCGCGGACCTCGCGCGGCTGATGGAAAGGTTTCCCGATGGATGACGAGGTGGAGACGCTGCTGCTGCGCGTCCGTGCCGACACGCGCGGCTTCGATGGCGAAGTGGCGCGGCTGCGGGGCGGCCTGGCGGACGCAGGACGCGTCGGCGATGCGGCGGGTGAGCGGATCGAGCGCGCGCTGCTGCGCGGCGTGCGGAGCGGCAAGCTGGGCTTCGACGACCTGAAGCGGACGGCGATGTCCGTGTTGGGCGAGATTGCGGCGGCGGCGGTCTCCGCCGGGATCGGGGCGGTGGCGGGCGGCGGGGGCTTGGGCGGGCTGTTCGGCCGAGTGCTCGGCGGAGCGGCGGGGCTGCCCGGGCGGGCGACGGGCGGGCCGGTGGCGCCGGGCCGCGCCTACCTGGTTGGCGAGCGCGGCCCCGAGCTGTTCGTGCCGACCGCCAGCGGGCGGGTGGAGACGGGCGGCAGCGGCGCGGCGCGCGAGGTGCGGGTGAGCATCCGCATTGATGGCGCGGGCGCGAGCGAGCCGCAGGCGCTGGCGAAATCCGGCCGGCAGGTGGCGCGGGCGGTGCGCGCGGCGCTGGAGCGGGCGGGATAGCCGAACGGGTCTTCGTGAACCATGGAGGGGGAACAGCATGGGCTGGCGGCTGGCCACGCGCGACGACGCGTTGGAACAGGGCACGATCAAGCGGTTCGACGCGCGCTTCTGGACGGTGGATTTCCCGCGGCCGATGATGGCGGCGGCGACGACGATCGCGCCCGATGCGCTGCGCGTGGACCTGCAATTCCAGCAAACAGGCGATCTGGCGGGCCTGATCTGGGAGGCGGAGGATCGGTGGGATCATCCGCTGCTGGCCTATGCCACGGACCGCGATTTCTCCGGCTGCGTGCTGCGGTTTCGCTGGCGCTCGGGCGGGCTGATGCCGCTCGACGCGGTGAACGGGCCGACCCTGACTATCGAGGGGCGTGATGGGGGCGGAGCGCCGCGCATCTGGCACGTGCGGCTGTGGAACTATGCCGAGGGCGATCCGGACGACGCGGCGGTGACGCTCGACTTCGATGCGCTGGACGGCGGCTTCCTGCTGCCGGGCGAGGCGGAGCGGGTGTGGCCGGCGGACATCGACCGCCTGTTCATGTCGCTGGTGGCACTGGGACATGTGCCTGGCGGCGCCGAAGCGAGCCCGAGCGAAGCGTGGGTGAGCCTGAGCGAGATCGCCTGCGACGGCGCGAAATCCGTGCTGGCGATCGGCGAGGCGATGGTGCCGGAACATGGCCTGCGCATCGCGACGGGCTATGACGATTGCTACAATCTGACGCCCGCCCGGGTGCTGCGGCAGGTGCTGCAGCTCGGCTATCGCGGCCCGATCAACCATTATGTCGGCATGAGCCATTATCCGCGGCTGGACGCGGACGGACGGGCGACGCTTACGGGCGGCGCGCTGAGCGGGCCGTGTGCGGCATGGCACCGGGACTTTGCGACGCGCGCGAAGGCGCTGGATTACGGGCTGATCGTGTCGCTCTCCTACGAGCTGTTCGATGCCTATGCGCCGGATGCGTGGAAGCAGCGGGCGGCGGATGGCAGCCCGGCGCTGACCGGCTGGGTGCCGCCTTCGACCCTGCTGTCGCCCGCGAACGAGGCGGCGATGTCTTATCTGCAGGCTGTCGCGGTGGCGTTTGTCGGGATTGCGGTGGCGGCGGGGCATGCGCCGCGGTTCCAGATCGGTGAGCCGTGGTGGTGGGTTATGCCGGATGGGCGACCCTGCCTCTATGACGAAGCGGCGCGGGCGGCGTTCGGCGGGAGCCCGCCCGAGATTGCGAGCGTGCGCGCGCCACTGTCGCCCGGCGAGATCGCGTTGCTCGACCAGGCGGGGGAGATGCTGGCGGCGTCCACCGGCGCGCTGCGGGATGCGGTGCGCGCGGCGGCGCCCAGGGCCGAGGTGCTGTTGCTCGTCTATCTGCCGACCGTGCTCGATCGGGCGGCGCCGGAGCTGAGACGCGCGAACGTGCCGGTGGGCTGGGTGCGGCCGGCCTATGACGTGCTTCAGCTGGAGGACTACGACTGGACGGTGGCAGGCGATGCGGCCGGCACCGCGCGGGGCGTGGCCGCGATGGAGGCCCGCCTCGGCTATCCGGTGAGCGAGCAGCATTTGCTCAGCGGCTTCGTGCTGCGCGCCGAGGACCGGCGGCAATGGCGCGCCATCGCCGAGGCGGCGGAGGCGGCGCGTGCCCGCGGTGTGGCGGAAACCTTCGTCTGGGCGCTGCCCCAAGTGGCGCGCGACGGCTTCGTGGCATTCGATCTGAGGGAGGCGGCGGTGGACGCGTTCGATGAGGTGGATTTCCCGCTGGCGCTGGGGCGGGAGGCGAGTGCGGCGCCCGGCTTCTCCACTGCGATCGTGACGAGTGCGGGCGGGCACGAGCAGCGGAACACGGCATGGGCAGATGCGCGGATGCGCTATGACGCAGGCCCCGGCGTGCGGGCGCAGGCCGACATCGAGACGCTGCTGGCCTTCTTTCGCGCGCGGCGGGGTGCGGCCAAGGCTTTCCGTTTCCGCGATCCGTTCGACGACAGTTCGGCGGGCATGACAGGCGCGCCCGCCGCGACCGACCAAGCGATCGGCACGGGCGACGGCGTGGCGACGGGCTTTCCGCTGGTGAAGCGCTATGGTGCGGGGCCCGAGGCGGCCGTGCGCCGGATCACGCGCCCGGTGGCGGGCAGCGTCCGCGTGGCGCTGGATGGCGTGCAGGTGGGCGGCTGGACCTTGGGACCGCTCGGCGAGATTCGGTTCGATGTGCCGCCGGCCGCTGGCGTGGCGGTGACTGCGGGGTATCGCTTCGACGTGCCGGTGCGCTTCGAGGAGGACCGGCTGGAGGTGAACCGCGCCACCTTCCTCGCCGGCGAGGCGCCGAGCGTGCCGCTGGTGGAGGTGCGCGAATGAGCTGGCTGGACCCGGCGCTGACGACCATCGCCTTCCTGTGGCGGCTGGATCGGCGCGACGGCGTGGCGCTGGGCTTTACCGGCCATGACCATGACCTGGAGATAAGCGGGCTCGTCTATCGCGCGAGCCCGGGCATGATGCCGTCCGCGATCCGCCGCACCGATGGGATGGAAGCGGATACGCTGGATGTGGCGGGCGCGCTGACCGGAGAGGGGATGAACGAGGCGGATCTTGCCGCCGGGCGCTGGGATGGGGCGCGGGTGACCCTGTCCGCCTGCGACTGGAGCGATCCGGCCGCCCCGCCGCTGCTGCTGGCGCGAGGCGAACTCGGGGCAGTGGGGCTGGAGGATGCGCGCTTCACCGCCGAACTGATCGGCCCGAGCGCGATCCTGGACCGAGCGGTGGTGGAGCAGACGTCACCCGAATGCCGGGCCGTGCTGGGCGATGCGCGGTGCCGGGTCGACATGGCGGCGCGGGTGCGGATCGCGCGCGTGCTGGACGTGGACGGCACGACGGTGACGCTGGACACGGCCGAGCCTGTGCCGAACGGCTGGGCTTATGGCCGGCTGCGCTGGATCGGTGGGGAGAATAGCGGGCTTGCCGCAGCCATCCTCCGCTCAGACGGCGTGACGGTGACATTGCGCGAGCCGCCCGTCTTTGCGGTGTCGCCCGGAAAGATGGTGGAGCTGCGCGAAGGGTGTGACGGGCGGTTCGAGACGTGCGTGGCGCGCTTTGCCAATGCGGCGAACTTCCGCGGTGAGCCGCACCTGCCGGGCAATGACCTGCTGACCCGGTATCCCGGCGCATGACCGAGGATGCGGTGGCGCGGGCACGCGCGCTGGTGGGCGTGCGCTTTCGCGCGCAGGGGCGCGATCCGGCGCTTGGGCTGGATTGTGTCGGCGTGGCGCTGGCCGTGGCGGGAGTGTCGCGGCGGGGCGACTATCCACGCCGCTTGGGTGATATCGCGGGCGCGGTCGCCGCGCTGGACGCGGCCGGCCTTGAGAGGGTGGCAACGGGCCATGCAGGCGACGTGATGCTGATCGATGCGGGTGCGCGGCAGCTGCATCTGGCGGTGCTGGTGCCGGGTGGCCACGTCCATGCCTGTGCGCGGGCGGGCCGCGTCGTCGAAGTGCCGGGGCCGCCTGCGGGGCAGATCATCGGCTGCTGGAGAATCTGACATGGCGACGCTGGTGCTATCGACCGTCGGCACGCTGGTGGGTGGGCCGATCGGCGGTGCGGTGGGCGCACTGATCGGGCAATCGTTGGATCAGCGGATGCTGGCGCCGTCGCGCCGCGGGCCGCGGCTGGGCGATCTGAGCGTCCAGACATCCAGCTATGGCAGCGCAATCCCGCACATCTTCGGCATGCTGCGGGTGGCGGGCACGGTGATCTGGTCGACCGACCTGATCGAGGATCGATACAAGAGCGGCGGCGGCAAGGGCCAGCCGAAGGTGACGAACTACAGCTACTCCGCCTCGTTCGCAGTGGCGCTGTCGGGCCGGGCGATCCGAGGCGTTGGGCGGATCTGGGCGGACGGCAAGCTGCTGCGCGGAGCGGGCGGTGACTGGAAGAGCGGGATCGCTGCCTTTCGCCTGCATCATGGCGGCGAAGGGCAGCCGGCCGATCCGCTGATCGCATCGCTGGAGGGCGAAGCGCCGGCTTATCGCGGCATTGCTTATGCGGTGTTCGAAGGGCTGGAACTGGCCGACTTCGGCAACCGCATTCCGTCGCTCACCTTCGAGGTGAGGGCGGACGATGGGCCGGTGAGCCTTGGCGCGATCACCGCGGCGCTGAGCGGCGGTGGGCTGGAGGGGCCGGCGACGCCGCTGCTGGCGGGCTTCGCTGCGACCGGTGACAGTCTGCGCGGTGCGATCGAAGCGTTGGCGGATGCGTTGCCTCTGCCGCTGCGGGACACCGGCACCGCGCTGTCGCTCGGGACGGGAGCGCAGATCACGCTCTCTGCCGAGGAGGCGGGCACGGGTGGCGAGGCCCCGGCGGCGCGGTTGGCCCGCTCACGCGATGCTGCTGGGACGCTGCCGGACGAGGTGGCAATCAGCTATTACGAGCCTGCGCGTGACTGGCAGGCGAGCCTCCAGCGCGCGCGGGCGGGTGCCGGGCCGGGGCGCAGGGCGATGCGCGTCGAGCTGCCCGCGGCGCTCGCGGCGGGCGAGGCGAAGGCGATCGCGGAAGCGCGGCTGGCGCTGCACTGGACGGAGCGGCGGCGGGCGACGGTGCGGCTGCCGTTCCAGCGGATGAGCATTGCGCCGGGCGATCTGGTGACCGTGCCCGAACTGCCGGGCCGCTGGCGAGTGGAGAGCGCGGCACTGGACGGCATGATCGTCGAACTGGGGCTGGTGGCGCATGGCGCGGCATCAGCGCTGGTGCTGCCAGCAGCAGCCGGGCGTGTGACCGGAGATGCCGACCTGATTGCAGGTCAGACGGTGTTGGCATTGCTCGACCTGCCGCCGCTGGACGGCGTTCCCGCGGATCGACCGCAGCTGTGGGTGGCGGCAGCGGGAACCGGTGTCGGCTGGCGGCGGGCGGCGTTGCTCGTCAGCCTGGACGAGGGCGCCAGCTGGGCAGAGGCGGGCGGCACGGCGCCCGCCGCGACGATGGGGTGGGCCGATACGGTGCTGCCGGCGGGATCGTCGCTCCAATTTGACATGACTGGGGCGGTGGAGGTGACGCTCGCCAATGATGCGATGTGGCTGGAAAGCCGGGACGATGCCGCGCTCTCTCGCGGGGCCAACCTGGCGATGCTCGGCGGGGAGCTGATCCAGTTCGGCGTGGCGGAACCCTTGGGCGCACGCCGCTTCCGCCTGTCCAGACTGTTGCGTGGGCGGCGCGGGAGCGAGGGGGCTATGACGCATCATGCCGAGGGCGAGAGTTTCGTTCTCGTCGAACGCGAAACCTTGCTGCCCATCGATCTTCCGCTGGCGCAGATTGGCCGCTCGGTTCGCGTGCTGGCCGTCGGCCGTGGCGATACGCGCGACGGCGTGGAGGCGCAGGCGATAGTAGGCGCGCGCGCAGTGCGCCCGCCGGCCCCTGTGGCGCTGACGGCGGAGCGGCTGCCGGACGGGACCGTCGTGGTTCGCTGGACGCGCCGGAGCCGCACCGGCTGGGACTGGCTGGACGGGGCGGATGCGCCATTGGGCGAGGAGCGCGAAGCTTATCGGCTCACCATTGGCGGACGAACGGAAGAGACCGGTTCGCCGGTGTGGCGTTATTCGCCCGCAGCGCAGGCAGCCGACAGGCAGACAGGGCCGATCGCCATCGCCGTGCGCCAGCTGGGCACGATCGCGGTGTCCGATCCAGTCGAGATCGTCTTCGGGGAAGAGGAGGAATCATGATGCAGGATACGGCTCGGCTGGCGCTGCCGCTGATCGCGGCGGGGCAGGCGCAGAAGGACGTGTTCCACAATGAGGCGCTCGTGCGGCTCGATGCCCTCGTGCAGGGCGCTGTCGAGACGATGGGCGCCGAGATACCGCCCGCGAACCCCGCCGAAGGTAAGGCATGGATCTTGGGCGGCACGCCGGGCGGAGCGTGGGCAGACAGAGCGCACGACATCGCATGGTGGAGTACCGGCGGCTGGCGCTTCGCCGAACCGCGAGACGGGATGGTGCTTTGGGTGCGTGATGCGGAGTGCTGGGCGCTGCACACGGCCGCGGGGTGGCAGCTCGGCGCGATTCCGGCGAAATCCTTAACGGTGGGCGGGCAGGCTGTCGTGGGGGCGAGGCGGGGCGCAGTAGCGGACCCAAGTGGCGGTGAGTCGATTGACGTTCAGGCGCGTTCGGCCATCGCCGAGATCCTGGATGCCCTTCGCGGACATGGGTTGATCAGCCGCTAA